CACCTAGTAAATTTGAAAATGTTTTAAATAAAACTCCATTTTTATAAATAAAAACAGCGTATGGAATTGTTAAATCAGTAGGAGTTGCTGTTACTTGAATTTTTATCTTTGTACTATAAGTTGGTCCACTAGCAAAATTCCAATTTGTAGTTATTATTCCAGTTGTTAAATTTAATTCAGGAAACGAACCTGTATTTGTATTTGGTTTTAATGTAAACTTTTCTGTTTGAACTTCTAATTTCTCTGCATTCTTACAATACAACCAAAGATTTTTCCATTGCAATAAATTCAAAAAGCTACCTGTAAAAGTTATTCCGTATTTATTCTGGATAAATGTAATTATATCCTTTAATTTTATAGCAGGAAATAACTCATTCCATTTAATAGCACCTGTAGTTAATGTAATATCTTCTAAAGTATTTGCAGTTTTGTATTCGTATTTTTTAGCACTACCTAATAAAGGATACATTACAGAAAATACAGGAGAAGCTACAATTCTATTTTTTATATTTGTTGAATTGTAAGTATGGTTTAAACTACTATAATTTAAAGTGTTTAATTTATCGTCTTTGAATAAGTCTTTTAATTGTGTTAAATTTCCGTAAAAAGTAATAGTATAACTTTCAATCATTCCATTTTTGCGATTGGCTTTTTCTAATTGAAAATTTCCTTTCTTAAATGTAACAGTATTTATTTCAATATAACCATCGTAACGTTTTCCGTGTTCAAATGAATTATCAACTTCACTTTCATACCAATGTTTAAAAATTTTATTGTTATTTTTAGAAGCTGGAACAGTAAACGATTGTGAATAATCCGTAAATACTTTTCCTATATCATTTGCGTTTTGAATAGAAGAAGTTACCGATATTTTTTCATCGTTAAATAATTCAATCCTTTTAGAAACTGAATCATCAATTATGTATAGTGCAACTACATTCATTATACGACATCGTTTATAAGGTTAAAAGCATAATCAAATTCTATTTCGTAGTTAATCATTTTGTCTTTTAAACTTGTTTTTAAGTCTGTACTTGAAGTTTTTAATTCAACAGGTTTATCATCCAATAAAATAGTTTCAGATAATAACAAATCAGTTATTAAATCAGAATAGTTTTCATCTACCCAACCTGTATTTAATTTTATACTTTGTTGTCCGTTTATATTAAATGATTTCGTTTGTGCTTGTGATATACTATAATCTAATTGTGAAGGCATCATTTTATAAGTTGAACCTTTTGTACTTATAGTATTAGTTTGTGCTTTAAAGAACGTTAAAAACTGCCATCCACCTTTACGATTAATATAAGAACAAACAACTGGAGTGTATTTAGGTTCGCAAACAGGAACTACTTTGAAACTATATAATTTTACTGCTGTAATATTATCAATAATCTGCAATGTACTTTCATCTTCAAATCTTGTTAACGAACTTGTTACAGGAACTACTAAATTATAAAATGAAGTTGTAGTATAAATAGTATCTATAGCTGCACCTGTTTTAGGTACTTGTCTTATTTTAAGTGCTTTTGTTCCACTTGTACTAGCATTTAATCCATCTGTGTATTTAGTATATCCATTAACTCCTATGTATGAAGTTGAACTAATTAATGTATCTACTCCTGAAACAATTTTATATTTTTTTATAGTTACATTGCACCACATACTAGAGTATTCTCCAACAATAGCACTTCTATCAGGATAAGGTGATAAATTGTTTATGTATTCTCTAACATAGTTTGATATATTAAAACTTAATTCTAATTGTGTTGTTGAAGGAATATCTTTTGATAAAGTATAATTTGGAGTTGCAGGTTCAGCTCCTCCATCACTCCATAAATATATTTTTACTTTTGCACCCGTTTGCCCTGTTTCATTTACTTTAATTAAATAAGGACTTCTTACATATATTAAATTCATTTTATATCTTTTAAATTATAATCTATCATCGTTTCAATGTCTGCCCCAAATGCTTTTATTAAATCGGTATCTATAAACTTTTTATAACCAGCTTCAAACGGTTTTGTAAAAAATAAAGAAGGTTTAATTCCTTTGTGGTAAACGGATCGAGTTATTAAAAAAGAGGTTTGTTCGTAGCTTAAAAACTTCCCTGATTTTTTATCTCTAAATTGAAAACCTTTTAAGCGTACCCATTTATTAATTCCCTGCGTTAAACCACCTTTTCTACCTGTACCGCTTCCAAATTTAAACGGACTGTTTGGAGCTTTTGAACTTGATGTCTTTCCCTTTACCCCTTGATCCTGAAACATACCGTAATCATCCATTTGGAAACCTACTATAAAATAGTTTTTCTCCTGGACCACTTCGCCTTTTAAACTATTATATAATTCCTTTGTTACATTCTTACCGCCTTTGGTTAGATTGCTTCTCGATTGTTGAATTACATAATCACGAAATCTCTTAATTACTATTTCAGTAGCTGTTAGCAAATTGTCATATCGTTTGGAATTAATACATCAAATGTAGCTGTACATCCTGCAACTTTATCCTCAAATCTATCTCTGAAAAATTCATAGTTTGCACCGCCTAATAATTGAAACTTGTCATCGAATAAGTTACCCCTTTTTAGCAATTCAACTAATCTAATCCCAACCATTGACTGCGTGTGTATTACATCTTGTTCGTTACTATCATCATCATTGACTAAATCCATTGAAATAACGGATAAATTATAAGCAAAGGCAGTTCCTTCTTCTCGGAATGAGTTCACGACAATATGTGATATTGGATAAATATCCTGCTTATTAAGTGCAATATTGAATATTGATCCACTTGTAACTGTCTTACAAAACAAATCGGTCTTTAATTGTGCCGTAATTATTTCTAAAATTTGGTAATATCCTATCATTTCTTTTTAATCATTTCCATTTCTAATTCGTTTTTTTGTTTCTCAAACGTTAAATACGTTAAACATTGGTGTAAGGGTAATTTTGTTGTGGCATCAAACTCTCTAACGTTTCCTTGAGCAATAGCATAGATGCTTGAATACCAACCCCATCTTTTACCGAACTGTGCTGATTTAGAATAGTCGCTATCTCCTGATTGTTCTCCAAATAGTTCAGGGTAGATTTCAACAATTCGTTGCCTAAATTGTAAAAAAAAACCGTTGCACCTAATACAACATCCAAAGGTGCGTGTTTCATTACATCGCTATATGTTATACTTCCGTTGTATTCTTCAATTGAATAGGTATGTTTAAACTTCTGTTTAATCGGTCTAAATAACACCGCCATTGCTTTATGCATATTATCCCAATCACCTATGTAAGTATCAAGGTCGGTATATTCTCCAAAAGATATTTCTTCCAAGTTCGGAATAAAACCGAACTCAACTCCACCCAATATAAATTTCGGAATCAGTTTATGTTCTTTTGAAAACATAACCCCTAGATTATTTGTTATTTCGTTTACATCTGAATATCTAATCTGTGCAACGTCTTTTAAGTCTATACCGCAAAATAACTGCACCATCTTTTGTTGCAGGAATTCCCCTTCAGGATTATCTTTCGCAATCGATAAAAAGTTCTGATACTGAACTAATTTAATCTCTTTTAATTCAGTTGGTATTTGAATCTCTAACTTCATAATAGTATAACGTTTTAATTTATATTTTGTTTCGCTAATAAATGAAATATTTACCAGAGTTCGGATTATCTAAATGGTAAATAATATTGTAACGACTTCCATCAATTGCGTGATTCCAATTATCAATATATAATTTTGAGGATTTGTTTAAGTAAACATAGTTGTTAAATTCCTTTGCAATATTGGAGCTGTTATGGTCTAATATAATTTCAAAGTCTTGCATCCTTACAATACCGCTTTCAATTGTTCCCTTCTTAACAGGAACTATATTCACTCCTTGATGCTTTAAGTCTTCAATCAGTCTAGGTTCAGCACTATCTGCAACGATTAACTTTCCTTTTGTAATATCGTTTAGCATTTGTGCTAGGATATGTGTTTTAATTCCTTTCTGATAGATGCACTCTTTTAAATATATTTTCTTATTAGAAATATCAATAGCTACTTCTGTCAAAGTATCTGGATCAATTGAAAATCCGAAATCCATTCCATAACTCGTTTGTAATTGGTCAGGATTGAAATCTCCAAACTTCCAATTTGTAAATACAACTCCTTCAGCTTTGTTTAACCATCCACCTAGTATAACGTGTTCATACTTCTTTGGATTGGTTTCTTTTATCTTATTAATCTCCTGAAGAAATGATTCGTCTAGGTTTTCAACGTTATCTAAATAAGTAGTGTGAATATATGTAGTATTGTTTTTAATACCGTTAAATCCTTCCTGGACTCCTTCGCTTTCAAAGAAGCGTTTATAAATCCAATGCTCTTTTGTTGCAGGGTTAAGGATTAATATTATCCTGTTCTTAATTCCTTTTTGACGAATAGATAAATTAATCTTGTCAAATATATCCTCGTCAACCAACTCCTCCGCCTCATCGAGGATCCAGGTTGTAACCCCTTGCAATGATTTTAAGTTTGCCGTTTGGTCACCGCTAGAGGTTTTAATTCCTTTAAATATTATTTCCGATTTTGAAAGTATATTTTTAATCTCGCCTTTGTTAACATCGAAAACGTGTGATGCTTCTAGCAAATCAATCTTTTCCTGGAACTCTGGAATGATTGAAAGGTGTGCCGATGTCATCGTCTGCCTTGTAAATAGTATTTTATGATTTGATTCAAAAGATAAAGCCGATACAAATGCACCGACTTCAAAAGATTTACCTGATCCCCTTCCTCCTGTAACTACAAAATAACGAGTATCATTTTCATAAAGTGGAATGTATTTTGAATTAAGATTTAGCATAAAAATTCGTTAAAGTCATTCCATAAACTGTTTTAACTTTATGCTTCAATTCCTTACAAAGTCTTTTATAAATTCTAGGATGTACTGTAATTACATTAGGCTTATTAACTAATCCTTTTGCATCTTCAACAATTCTATTATAAACTGGTCTTGTTATTTGTATCATTTGAATTTTACTATGTCTTTTAAATCAAAGTCGTTAATATTAAGATTTGTGTTTTGGTCGATAGTTGTTTTTGGCATACTAAAGAAGTATTTAAACCATAATTCAATTGCCCATTTCTCTCCTGCTTTTATTGCAGCTTCTAATTGCTGTAATGCTTGTGGTAAAAATGGTTTTAAATTCTCATAAGCATCTTGCAATTCGCTTTTAGTCATTAACCTTTTGTCGTCAGGCTTTGTTGCTTTTGTACTATGTCCTCCGTTTTCTTTTCGCTTATCCAAAATTAATATAAATTAATTGATTAATTATACTTTCACACCAATACCGTTTAAAGCCTTTACAACCTCTAAATTATTATCGTAATGCTTTGATATACCTAACTCTTTTATCTTCTTAATTTTGGCTTCATTTGAACCCGTAGCGTACACATTGCCAAAAGGTATTCCTATCTCTTTGGATTTACTTTGCATTCCTTGTTTAGATGAACGAGCTGATATTATATATATAACGTTATTTTCTGCTAATTGTTTCGCTAAATCAGTATATTTTTTTAAAGATACAGTTCCATCGAAGTCAAAACTAATCTTTTGATTTGCTAATTTAATATTAACAGCACAAACTGCGAGTCTTTGTTTCTCGTTTGGATATTCTGATTTCATTTTTTCATTGGACATACATCGCTCAATAAATTGATTGTGATGTTCTCCAGGATTAGGCTTTGGTATTGGCATCGTAAATTTGTTTTAAGTTAGCTACATAATCTCTCCAGCAGGATGGACATCCTTCTATTTCCAAATTAATATCGAATGTTCTAATATAGATTTCATTCAAAGCAGTTTTTAATATTGGAGTTAATTCTAGGTTATTCTCAAAAAATTCTGTTAAGAAAGTATAGTCTAATTCGGAAAGACAATTTACGTTTTTAAAGTTTGGAAACTTTGCGTTTAAATATTCCTTTCTTTCATTGCATCCACAATCATAACCTGTGGCTTTTGATATTGCAGAAACAACTGCATCAATTCCTGTAGCTTTTGTTAGTTGTTCAATCTGATCCCCTAACCCTTTAATTCTTTTTTTTGCCATATTGTAAAAGTTTTAAATTACATTTTTTTAAAGTTCTATAAATAAT